TCAGATGTTGGGCTTGAAGATACGTCCGAGTCTTTTGGATTACCCGCAACCGCGGATCTAATGTTTGCTCTTGTATCAACAGAAGAACTTGAACAGCAAGGTCAAATAATGGTCAAACAATTAAAGAATAGATATAATGATCCAACATATAAGAAAAGATTTATTCTTGGCATTGATCGATCAAAGATGAGATTGTTTGACGTTGATGAAAATAATCAGACATTAACAGATGACACTCCTGTGTATGATAAAACAGAAATGAACAAAAGATTCGAGGACTTTAAACTTTGAAGGTAAGATTAATTGGTTACACTCAACCACCAGAAGATATCGTCGGTCTCGACGACTTACAAGACATCGTCGCGTATTGTGCCCGTGTCTCGAACCCATCCAACCAAATCAACTCAAAAACGGCGCCAAAACTCCTTGACTACCTCATCAAAAACAAACACTGGTCGCCCTTCGAAATGTGCTCGGCCACACTCGAAGTCGAAACGACAAGAGATATTGCGAGACAGTTCCTCAGGCATCGGTCGTTTTCCTTTCAAGAGTTTAGTCAGCGCTACGCTGATATTCGTTCTTTTAATAATTCTTTTGTGACACGTGAAGCAAGACTTCAAGACGAAAAGAATCGGCAAAATAGTATAACTAATAATAATGCAAAGCTTTCTATGGAATGGCAAGCTAAACAAAACAAAGTAATAAAAGAAGCCAAAGCGGCTTATGATTGGGCAATAAAAAATGGAATCGCAAAAGAACAAGCAAGAGCAGTTTTGCCAGAAGGTAACACCATTAGTAGGCTCTATGTTAATGGCACCATTCGTAGCTGGATACATTATATCGAGCTCCGTTCTGCAAATGGGACACAACTTGAACATATGGAACTGGCAAAAGAAATCGGACGAGTAATAACTAAAATATTTCCATATTTTGCAGAGTGATAATTATGTCACACATAGCTATTAAGCAAAATAACTATGTACATTTATTTTTATTTGTGTTATGATGATCTCATAAAAACGAGGCAGTGAAATGAAAAAAATAATATCAGCAGTACTAATCAATACTATTATTGTATCATCAGTTGCATATGCAGGCGTAGATAGAATTCAAAAGTTACATCATGAACAAGAATTAGAATGTTTGGCTCTTAACATTTATTTTGAAACAAGCGCATCTTCATTGGCAGATGCAATGGCTGTATCAGATGTGGTTTTAAACAGAGTCAATAGTACTAAATTTCCAGACACTGTTTGTAAAGTCGTATATCAAGGAAAAAAAGATAGTAATGGTAATATGAGACGTCATAAATGTCAGTTTAGCTGGTATTGTGACGGTAAAGCTGATACACCAAAAAATTCAGACGCATGGGATACTTCACGTAAATACGCAAGAGATATTTACATTCATGGTGAGTACATAGGAATTACAGAAGGTGCTACTCACTATCACGCAACTTATGTTAAACCGTTTTGGGCTCCAACTCTAGATCGTATAACTAGAATTGGTTCTCACATATTTTATAGGAAGAAATAATGAAAGATACGACTATGGCAACTGATACACTCACTATGAGCACTGAACCTATTATCACTATAGATGATATTACATTTGGTGAGACAACATTAAATTATGTTGATTATAAATTTGGTGAAGATAAATATTTACAAGAGTTAAGAGAGTATATTGACTCGACTTATCAAGGGCATTACTCGACAAATAAATTTCAATCGACTGAAGTTATTATTGCTAGAGGACACGGTACAGGTTTCTGTATGGGTAATGTTGATAAGTACGCTAATCGTTATGGTAAAAAAGGAACTAGGGAGGATGCGCGTAAGGATCTTCTAAAAGTTATCCATTACGCATTACTACAATTACATGTACACGATAGTGAGGAACAAGAATAAATACGTCGCATATGACGAAAATAATAAAGTGATAATTATATCACACAATCCCCGAATAGTCAGGCAAGTTGCTCTGGAAACCTTAAAAAAGGTAAATAAATCCATAGATGATTGAGGATATACAGGACCTGGGGGCGGAACCCAGCGCCTCCACCAAATTTACTCTGTAGAGTAAAAATCAATAATTTACTTTGTAGAGTAAATTTGATGGGGGCGATAATAGGAATCGACTGGTATTTGAGTCTATAAATCACAAATGCAAACAATAACTTTGCACCATCTGATTACGCACTAGCTGCATAATACAGGGGGCGGCCACTGCCTAGCAACAGAAAGTGGCGTTTAACAACTTAAGGGGAAAATTATGGAAATCTTAAACAAAGTAAAAGCCTGGGCTGGAGGACTAGCTGAGGTTGGTCTTAGTTTAGCAGCTCTAGCGATTATACTTGAAATCTTAGGCCTACGTAATATGCCATTTATGCCCGCAAATATGAGCGTGGTTGACAATGTCACTAATATGGTATCAGCCATAGGATCGCAAGGTGTAATAGGTTTGATCGCTGTTTGGATTCTGTATGAAATCTGGAATCGTAAATAAAAGGAAACGACTTATGAAATATGCTGCTTTAACAGCTGCTGCTCTACTAACAGCAACATCTATCCAAGCTGCCGAGATTGGTGCCACTGGCATTTCAATCGGAGCTTCCGCAACAACAGAATATAACGTTGATGCGGAAAACATGACACTAGAAGTTACTCCGTCAATGGGCTATGAGCTCTGGGGAACAGATCTAAGTGTATCTACTGATCTCATGATATATAACGATGAGTATGTATTTTGGGATGAACATCCAACAATTGATTTCAAAGTTGGATACGGCATCTGGGATAATGCAGAAGTCTATGTAGAGACTGGTTATGATTTAGAATTAGAAGAAAGATCTGACATCGTAGTTGGAGCAACCTTTTCATTCTAATAAATAATAGCGTCACGGCTTAAATAGTGCGGGAGGGCCATGGTTAGCCCTCATTATATAATTTTTCGTAATAAGGAATGACAATGAAAAAAATTATGCTAGCAGCAGCCTTTGTCTTGGCTGCACCTATTTCACACGCAACAACTCTTGTGAATACTGGATCTGATTCAGGTGGTTTTAAAGCAGTTCTAGATATGGTTGGTACAAAGATCAATCATGATTTTGTACAAGCTGGAAATCCTGTTGTTGCATCTACTTATTTTGATGGTGGCGATGTACTCACAATGTGGAGTACAGAATGGCCAGGCGATTCAGAAATGCCTCGTGTAGATATTGATGAATCAACCATCGTAGCCCTTCAAACATATGAAACAGTTATGTGTAGTCGTACATTTAATTCAATGGATGATATGTCAGGACAAACTGTAAAAATTGCAACATGGGGTGGTGTTGACGCTGTAACTAAATTCTTAAACGAATTAGGTGAGGCAAACAATGTAAATTTTGAAATTGTTCCATACGAAGGTTCAGGCGGAACAACTCGAGGTTATCTTGCTAATGACGCAGATACTATTTTTACAATTCAAACACGACAAGGAAAAATTGAAGCAGACGGAAACTGCTTTGCCTTTAGTGCAAATGGTGATTTAGACTTTGCATTTGTTGATATGATTCTTGCAGTCAATGCTTCAGAAGCGGTTGTATGGCAAGCGCGTGCTGCTGTAGCAGAACTAATGTCGACCGATGCGTGGTTATCAGCTTTTGAAGGAACTGAAACTTATGTCGTAAATGACGCTAATGCGGATATGATTATTGATAAGGTTGAAGCAGCAATTGCTTTAAATACTCAATAATATTCTAGACAAGCCTGTAGGCTGCTATGAGAAGACCGGTATGTTTCGTACATATCGGTTTTTTCTTTTTTAGATATGAATAAAGAAAAATGAAAATTCTGTCCTGATATACAATACTCTTCTGGTATTATAACTCCATCTTGTAAAAACCAGTTAGAAGCAAGATCCGCACCTTCTATAGATTTATAATCACCAACACTTTTTATAATTCCACTTTTTAAATTTGTTTCTTTCCATAAATGTCTTCTAAATTCTGGTAAAGGCATTTCTGCAAAGACGCTAGGTAAAAATTCATTATCACACAAATCATCATACATAACTGTTCCTTGGCCGATGCGTGGATTTAAATCGATAAATTTTATTGTATCATCAAAATAATAAAAGTCAGCGACCATTAACATATTTTTTATTTTTAGTCCATCTATTATTTTTTGATAAAAATTATATATGGAATGTTTTAATCTTCCTGGAACTTCAGTTGTAGGTATTCCTTCGAACGACTGATTCCTCGGTTGCCAACATATTTCACTTTGATTAATTCGTTTCATACTACCTTTTATCCAATAGAGAGGAGTAACTCTACCACGAGAATTAACATAAACATAGCAAGCATATATTTCTGAATGGTCTGGTAGATATTCTTGAACCATTAATTGATTTTGCATATTATTAAAATCTTTATCAAGCCATGTGTCAAATTTAACGTACTTTAATAATTCATCTTTATTTTTAAACGCAGTGTATGGAAAATTATGATGTTGGTCTTTTGTACCAGATCCAATAACAGGCTTTACAAAAACAGGTTTATCTCCAAATATATTTAAATCTTCAGTTTGTTTAGGTAACACACTTTTAGGAGTGATAGTAAACCCTAAAGATCTGGCATACTCATCCATTTTAAATTTATTAGTAAGTATTTCAACTGACTTTTCAGTTAGATTATTAATTCCTAATCGTTGTTCTAATTCATATTGTAATGGTAATAAACTTTCTGACATTGTAAATATTCGATTGTAATCACCTTTGATTTCTTCAAGATTATCTTCATCAGTTATAATAGTTGACTTCTGTTGAAATTTACTTAATGCAGTTTGTATTGCCTTACATCTATATAAACCACGTTTATATCCTAAAATTAAATTGCTCATGTGTAGATCGCCACAACTCTAATAAGATTATTATAAAATAAATCTGTTAAAAAGAAACCATATAAAATAGGAAACGTTTCCCACTTTCGAATCAAATATCCTATAACTGTTGTACATATTAGACATATGATTATCCAAAACTTAATAGGATAAATGTATATGGCCATAATAGAAATAAATGCAAATATACTAATGATAAAATAATATTTGTATTTCTTATATGCGTCTGCAATATATCCAAGTTGATTAAAATATAACCATGATAAAATTAAACATAATACTAATACAATCGGAATATAATATAATATATCCTGTAGCATATAAATGTTTTGCAAATCAAAAGAAAACCCACGAGTAACTACAAGATAATATATTAATACTTCACTTCCTACAATCGGTATTCCTAAAATAATAAGTGGAAGAAGAGAACTTAATGCACCACTATTATTAGCAGCTTCCGCAGCCGCTATTTTGTCTATATCTTTTTTCATAAAGTTAGCACTTAAATAACTACCTAAAACGTTTGTAATTCCAGGAACTAATCCACACCAAAATCCTACAAAGCTGCCAGTCGCAGTGGCTTTCCATGTACCTAGATCATATCCGAATCTAGTAATTTTGTTTTTGCCAGTAAAATCCTTTTCGAGAAATTTAAGTAACTCAGGAACAATATAGAGACCAATCATAATTGTACTAAAAGGTATACCAAGAGTTAGATATGTAAATCCAAAAGTTCCCCATGTGTCTTTTGTTAAATTATCATATCCTATTTTAGCTAATATTCCTCCAATAATAAAAAGAAGTATGGTTTTCCAATATGCTTGTTTTGTCATTAATGTCAGAAATATAATAGCAATACTAATAACAATTAATTGAATTGTAGAATTATAAAATTTAAATAGCTGAAATATAAATGGTAGTGATATTAAAAATACTACGATCGCAAAAATAGATCCTATAGTACTTGATATTGCATTACTACTTACGGCGTAATGTCCTTTACCTTCTAAAAACATTTTATGTCCGTACCTCGCAGTAGTCACAGCTGCGGCATCTCCTGGAATTCCATATAAAATACCAGTCACGCTATTTGTATAATTTGAGGTAATAAGCAAAGCTACATAAAATATCATAATACCAACTGGATCAAATGTTCCTAGTATTGGATATAATGTAGCTATAGCTAAGAAAGGTCCAGCTCCAGGTATAATACCGAAAACTGTTCCGGCTAAAACACCGGACAGTGCATATATCATTAACAAACCTTAGCGTTATTCTGCATATAAAAAAATAAGTCTTTATCAAAAGCTAAACACATCACAAGAATAATGACACCATCTCTTGTTGAATGTACGCTGTGTCTTTTATTGGCATTAAAATACCATACAGATCCTGGATGACATTTGATAATTTTATCGTCATAGATCCATTTAAAATTATATTCATCACAATCAACAAAAGCTGTAAGTCTAATTTCATCATATGAAGTATCGACTTTATTAATATCGTGATGATCAGGAAAAAAGCTACCTCGATCCATTCTTAAAAAGTGACATCGAGTTAGCCACGGTTTCCATGGCTCGAGTAGCCTACTTAGATATTTACTTTCTGTCCAAACTCTTGTCGGCGTTTTAATATCATGGTTTGTCAGGATTTCTCCAGTCTGAAGTTCCCAATCTCTTAGACTAGTAAGATCTGGTATACCGCTTAATCCACCATCTAAACTTGTGACACTTAGACCCCATCGATTATTAGGTTTCTTTGGATTATATTTTACCCAATCGTTTTCAAATGGCTCTAGTTCTTTTTTAACTTGCCATGCATCAAATCCATGGAATTCCTGCCAGTCTGACATACTTTTTAATCTATTCCAATAGATTATCTCTTCTAATCTTTCTTCACTAAATTGCATTTTCTTCACCGAATGGTTGTATATTTGGATTTAATTGAATTCTGGTTCTATTTATTGCACAATTCGGGGATCCATTAATTGTCTTAGTTTCTATCTTTTTACAAAAAACTTGACATATATTAGGTGCATTCTCTATGCCATTCTGTAAATTGTCTTTAGAAAATTTAAAAAATAATTCGTTCATCTCTTCAAAAGAATAATCTCTAATATTATAGTTAGGTAAATGTTTTCCTATTTCGTGAGGCCAACTCTTTATATTTTGATCTGCATGTACAAAGTTAACACAAGGTCTATAGTTGCCGTATGCAGTAATATGATGCATATCACCAGTATGACAATTAGGTTCTAATATTTCTTCGCTTATAGGATTAAACCATTTTTGGTCATGATGAAAATATTTGTCTAACTGAACACGTTCTAAATTATTATTTTTTAAATAATCACCTTGCCTAGCTTGCTTGATTTGAAATACATCTACTCCAATTTTTTCGGCTAAAGCCTGAGCTTCTTCTATCTGATGTACGTTATGTTTAAAAACGATAAATTTCCATTCTATTTGACACTTTCGTTTCTTTGTAGCAATAATATCAAATAATCTTTGAATTGATTCCCATTTTGAGTTGACTCGATAAATGTGGTTTGTATCTTGTAAGCCATCAATACTTAACATAAGTCGACTAGTTTCAGGCCAGGTTTCTAATATTCTTTCCCAAAAATCATTTCTATGCATGCCATTTGTGACAGCACCCATTCCTCTTTTTACATCAAAAAAATATTCAGCTATTTCATGAAATTCAGGATTGTAAATAGGATCTCCAAAGCATCCTTCAAATTCCATCCATGCTACTTGTTCTTTAGGATTAGTAAAAAAGTTTGATAAAGCTTCTAAAGTTAAATGTGTTCTCGGATTTATTAAATCTAAATCCTGAGTACGGCCGCAGCCTGGACATCTAAGCAGACACTGGTGCGTTAAATCTATATTCCACCCAAATATTTTTTTAGGTTCTCTCATGAATATTATAAGCCTTTGATTTTATTGAAAACTATTTTTGCGAAAACCGCATTTTTTTATGTACATTTACTTTTAAATAGTGTATATTGTATATATCAAATGAGGAGAAATATATGTCAAGAATCGTACACCTAGATGATGGTACTGCAATCAAATCAGATGTCATCGCATCTTTTGACGATGCTATCTG